CTTATGAACTCTGTGGATCTGTCGATTCTGGAGAAAGACTACCCAGGAGTGAGCAACCCTGATGAGGTGGGTGCGTGGGTTGAAAGCGCCGCCAATCTTGAGTGGCTGTGCGAGAAGCACCATAGAGGTGTTGGGGGCATTCACCATGCAGCAGCCGCAGACTTTGAAGCAGAAAAGTACATCCATAACCTAATCAGCGAGGACAAGTAGTGGCTTACACACCTATGTACGGAGACTACGGCGTTGTCTATACCCACGGATTCTTTGGCAAGTTAATCAGACTGGGAACTCTCAGTCGATGGAACCATGCTGTCATTTACATAGGAAATGGCCAAATCATTGAGGCTAACCCACAAGGTGTCCAGATTTCCCCTGTGACTAAGTACCCCGAGGGAACCATCGCATGGAACAAGCACGAAGGCCTCAACATCGACCAAAGAACAGCAATTGTGGCGGCGGCTCATAAAGCGGTAGGACAGCCCTATGACTTCTTTACCATACTGGTTCTTGCCCTCCGTATTCTGGGTATTAAGTTGCTATCCAATATGTACGTTTTACGCCGTTTGGCTGAAAAAGACGGGTTTATCTGTTCAGAGTTGGTCGACCACTGCTATGACCAGGCTGGGGTCACCATTTCGGACAAACCTGACTATTTAACTACTCCAGGCGATCTAGCCTTCCGATTAATTTACCAGTAATTCTGGTATCCTTCAGGTACGAGAAAAACGCTCTAGGAGGGCACTTTGACAACAATTGCGGCTATACAGGGTGATGGTTGGGTAGTTATGGGTGCTGACACTCAGGGCACTTACAACGATGCAAAACGACTGCTCATGCAAGGTGACAAGGTCTACGATAACAACGGCATCCTTATTGCTGGGTGCGGAATGGGTCGTGGTCTTGACCTGATGCAAAAAGCATGGGTTGCACCTAAACCTGCTCGACGCATGACTGTGGAAAAATTAGACTACTGGATGGCTCGTACATTCATTCCTAAAATGCGCCAACTTTTTATCGACTCAGGTTACGATATGAAAGATGATTCTGAGTATGCAACTCATGAGTCTGTGTTCTTGGTCGCTGTTCAAGGAACGCTGTACATTATTGATGACGATTACTCTTTTGACCGAGAGACTCGTGGAACGATCACTTCTGGGTCTGGCGGAGACTTTGCTCAGGGCGCACTTGCTGTTATTGCAGAATCAGATTCAAGTATTTTTACCAACATCTTTACTGCACAAGATGCAATGATACGGGCAATTGATGCCGCCAAAGAGTACGACGTGTACTCGGGTGGAGAAACACGGATTTATATTCAAGAAGCATAATAAGGAGCACTATGCCAGTCTACGACTACAAATGTAATAAATGTAACTCTCAAGTAGAGATGCACCTTGCGTATGACGCAACACACGAGCCAACATGTGCTGAGTGCGGTGGCTCCATGGTAAAGAACTATACTCCTCCTGCAGTCATCTTCCGTGGTGGAGGATGGGGAGGATCAAAATGAGCAAAGCACAAGAAAAGATCTTGAAAAAGAAGATCGAACAAGAAGAGTACATTCTTAAATCAAAAGAACAACGAGCAACAGAGCGCTGGGAAGATGCCCAAATTAAAGCGGCTACTGCTCAATCAGTATTAGATTATGCGATTCAACAATACGAAGAGCATAAAGATGAATTGGAAGAAGAAATAATCAAGCAGACGGAAGAGCAGATTGCTGCTCGTAAAGCACAAATACACGATTACATTATGTCAGAGAAAGACCTCTACTTAGAAACAATGGGCATTCAGGCTGACTAGTAGTTTTTAGGGTCAGTTTCTCTGTCATGCTTTAGTTCGCAGTGCCGTGCCAAAGATGGCACCACATAGTGTTTCCCACATACGGTGCAAACAAATGAAGAACTGTATCTGTCTATGGGTATAGTATGCCAACACATTGCGCTAAAAAGGGAGCAAACTATGACAGTGACTACAGTTACCAAAGTTCAAGCGGAATTTACAGCCCTAGATCGCTGTGACAAGTGTGGCGCCCAAGCAAAAGTACGAGCACGCCTTCTTACAGGAGAGTTGTTATTTTGTGGGCATCATGCGCGTGACACTGGTTACAAGTTAACTCTACAATCTGTAGAGATCTACGATCCAGAAGGACACCTTAAACATGGCGATCAATAATCTATCTGTACCAGAGTTTCAAGACCACGTTGGTCTAGGTATGTTTGGTGGACCCAACGGTACGTATGGAAACTACAGTGTTGGGCCGAGTGTTCAACCTGAAGACCTAAAGCAAGATCGTGAGCGACAAAGTGAGTAACTTATCTAAAGCAGTAGAGCAAAATGCTAACCGTGTAGAGGCGTCACAGCGCATGCGTGCAGAGAGATCACAACGTCGTGAATCAGGGTACGTGGGTAATAGAAGTAGCAATGCTGTCTACCCGTATCAAGTATCAGCAATGGGTGCTGGCAATCTTGTAACCTCTACATCTGTACCTGCTGCTCAGTATCCTGCACAAGCAATTGCAGAACGTGCCATGGGTCTGGGAATTGCAAACGGTCTCGGTCAAGGAGGCACCGCAGCGTCTGCTGCAGGCGCGGCTGGTGGCAGCCCCGCATGAGTAAGCAACTTAACCGTAAAGTTCTTAAAGTTAACAACCGCACAAGTATTAAGCAACACTTTCAATATGTTGAGCCATTTGTTAAGTCTGTTGCCAACCCATCTATCGTTACATGGGCAGGACCAGGAAAAGGTGTAGAAGGTGAGTCTGTGAACTCCACATCCGCAGGAGACTCTCAGATTATCAACAAAAACTGGCGCCCTATTTAATCTCTTTTTCCAGAACCTGTTTGCCATAATTCTCTTGAGGGCATACTAAAGGAGACACATGAAGAAGATCACATTAACCAAAAAAACAAAGGCTTACATTGAGCACTATGTCTATGTAACCGCAGGTTCTGCAGCATCACTCGCAGTAGCCGACTACCGCGCACATAAATCATACACAGACGTACTCTTTGCTTTTGTTGCTGGTCTTATCGGACCTGCAATTGCAAAGGTTAATACCAAGAGTCTTGTAAACACCATCGCAAAAGATGTAGATGTCCCTGCACCTATCGTGGCATCTGTTGTAGACACTGCTGTTGCTGACGCAACGAAAGCAGTAGACGCAGCCGCTACAAAGTAAACAGGTTCTACATCTAGATTATGAACAGTAATCTCGCCATCACACTGACAGCGATTGGCGGCGTTCTTGCCGCCATCGTTGCTCTCTATCAGATTTTCAAACCCTTACATAACAAGATCCGACGTTTTAGCACATGGATTGACAAATTCATGAGGGATTGGTCGGGCGAGGAAGCAGAACCAGGAAGAGACCGTATCCCTGGTGTCATGGAGCGCCTTAATAAACTTGATGGCGAGTTAAGCAACAATGGAGGTAAGTCCACAAAAGACGTTGTAGATAAGTTGTTTTTCAACCAAGAGCGCATTCTTAAGACCTTTGAAAAAGTGGTAGACCGCCTTGCTCGGATTGAAGACCACTTAGAAATCCCACATCACATTGAGGACAAAACTGAACAAGATTTAAAGGACAATTAAAGACATGAGCATAGTGCCATCAACCAGCAGCATTAATCCAGGAGACTGGGTTGTAAACAAGATTGACTCTGTTCTGGGAGATTTGCATTCCCATGCAAAAGAAAACTACAAAAGAGCCATGGCTATGCAAACCGCGCACCAACCGAAGCAAATACAACGTGGTGTTGTAAAACAAGAAACACCGACACCATATAACACAGGGGCGCCAACCCCTGGTTATCGTATACAATCGCCAATCACACCGTCAACGACAGGAGCACCCATGCCAGGAACACTAAAGTACAAGACAGCAATTCACCCCATTACAGGAGCAGCAGTAAAGCCTGTACCCGTTAAGCCTCGTGGAGCAAAACCAACGGCTCCAGGAACTAAGCCAAGACGTAAGTAATTATGGCAGGGGAAATTAATCGGGACGACGAGTCCTACGACCACTTCTTTGCTGGTTACAATACCCGCGTCCCACCCCTTACTGTTCAAGATAAAAACATGCTGGACTTTGCAATAAAGACAGCCGCTCAACCTGTGACCACTACTAACGGTCAAATACTAAGAAACTTTGGTATGTACCCTCCTGAGTTTTGGAGCCGTACCCAGGCTTTGGCACATCATCCTGACGTTTCGGATGACCAACGCTTAGAATTAGATACACTTATGCCAGACCCTTCACGCCCAGGACCAATGACTGGTGGATATAACGTGAACCTTGGATTGGAGCAATACCCATGAAATGTGCAAACTGCGTTAAAGACGCCATGTACACATACGAGATCAACAAGTCACATGCGATTCATTACTGCGAGACTCATTTGCCTTCATTCTTAAACGCTCGCAAAAAAGCAGGGCTTCTTAAAACAACAGACTCACATGCTGAGGAACTGACCTCTGCTCTTTCAGCGCTTTCAACCCCCGCTGCTACGGCACCTGTTGAGGCGCCTTTAGTTGAGGTTGAAAAAAGTCATGATCGTATTGATGACATTATTGAAAAAACTGAAGATGAATTAAAGAAGGCTGTTAAGAAAGTAGCGCCTAAAAAGACTGCTGAATAAAATGACACTCATTCGCAAGTTCGCAGTGCAGGGTCATGCTGTACCATCGGTAGCGCACAGCCCTAGAGGACCGTTTCCCGCCGAAGTGTTAGCCTCACCTCGGATGGAGTACACCGAACAACACTCCGACTCCTTACATGCCGCATTAGACAACATACGCTTCTTTAAATGTCGCGACTGCGAAGAAGTACTTCTAGAGACCGAATTAACCAATCATGATTGTGAGGAAGTAAATGGCTACTAATAATGACGGTCACTTGACCGACACAGCAGGGCGCCCTGTCGTTGACTTTGTATGGGGCAACATGCCTCTTCAACCAAACGATGAGCGTGGAGTAAGCAACAAGTTAACCTATGGTTTAGATAACCACCAAATTGCAGAAGCAGGTTGGAATGGGTTTCCGCTTTACACTCCAAACACCACAGGAAAAATTTCAGGTGGAGTTGCATACATCGTTGTTCCAAATGTTTTAGGATTTACTACTGCAAACGCAGTTGATGGATTACAAGATGCTGAAATGACAATCACTACTGCAGGTTCAGCAACTAACACACCAATTTCAATTACTGCAGTTGCACGTACTGCTAGTTCAGCAACAGCAACTGTTACTGCAACAGGTGCTGGAGCAGCATTCCCCGTAGGTACCAGCATTACAATTGCAGGTCTTGCAGATGCTACAACTACAGAACTTAATGGCACATGGACAGTTACTGCAAACGCTACAAACACAGTTTCATTTGTCTCTAACAACACAACTGCGATTGCAGTTGCTTCTCCAACAGGTACACCAACTGTTAAGGGAACATCAGGAACAATTAAGACTCAATCTGTTGCTGCAGGCGCATCTAACATTGCCGCTGCTGCTGCAATCACAATTACTCCTTGGGCATAACCCAGAAGTAAATGCCTAAAAAGCGTCCAACAGGTGGTAGCGCTATGCGAAAGACTCGCATGGCGCTTCCGTCTGCCCAAGAACAACTAGGAGCGTTTTACGGTTTTGGATCCCGACAAACTGCGGGCATTGCAAAAATAACAGGTGTAGAAAATCCTTTTGTTAACTTACCCACCGCCGCATCTAAAGGTGAGTTCGGAGAGTTTCAAGAGATTATCAGTCTTAAAGACACCATGGAATACTACGAAGGTCAGACAGAGTACAACAACATGGCAGGACTTCCTGCAGAACTCTCGTACCAACGTCAATGGGAAGATGTCACCTATGGTGAAGATAACCCACTTATTCCTGGTGCATACGGCGCCGAAAATGATGAAGACGAATCTCCTGCTGCACTGACAGTAGTTCCGACGTCTACTAGCAACCCGAAGCGTCCGCGCACAGTAGCCGCAGGTTATGACGCTCAAGAAGAGAAGATTACGGTTGTATTTCGTGATGGAACGTTCTACAACTACTACGAGGTTACCCCTACAGAGTGGACGGCATTTAAAGCCCGTGTATCTAAAGGTAAGTACATCTACAAGTATTTAGACTTTAAACCTCGTGGAGTGGCTGACGTCTCTAAGATCTCTGCTACGGCTCGTAAAGCATTTTACAAACTCGCACGAAGTTCACAGATCCACGGAAACGGCGCAAAGTTTAAGCCTCTTAATACTAAACGGAGATAAAGTGCATAGAAATCGGCTCATTAATATCGGACAACACAGGTTTATCCAGTACACGTATTTCCCTTATAATTGGGGAAACAAAGTTGCAACTCGTGGGTGGACACAGGAATCTGAAGAACCCTATCGATCAGCAACCCCTTTCATACTGAGACTACCCCGTTATAAAGCGTTAGTATTCGGCAAATGGAGTGGGGTAAAGGAACAAGAAGAAGTAGAACAATTACTTGGACTAAGGGAAGTAACATACGATGATTTTACGGAAGAAGCAGGATGGACTCCAGCCCCAGAGCAAACTGGAGAGGAGAGTCTCGAAGATCTCTACGCCAGAATTAATACTGTGGATGGAACAGTCGATGCACACGATTGGGCGACATATTTCAATATGGCAAAGGGAACAGAGCACTGACGATTTAGAAGAAGTGCTTATGGGTGCAGAAGCATTCTATGCTATTGCTAGAGAGTTAAAAAAGAGATCTGAGCATACACTGTAATCATGGAAAACTATGACGAGAATAAGTTTGAGGAAATCAATCCCGAGTTCTATCTCAATGAAGAAGAGAAGCCTGTTGAAGGTGACAGCCAAGTTGAACTTGATGAGTTATCTCAAGACTTTGTAAACAAACTGATCGAAAAGATCATGGACTTCTTAAAGGTGCTTGTCGGGCATGACCTACACCCTTATCAGAAGCCACTGGCTCGTCGTATTATTGAGTCCGTCATCATTAACGATGGCGAAGAAATCACCGTTCTTGCTTCACGTCAGTCTGGCAAATCTGAGACAGTGGCTGACACAGTAGCCACACTGATGATTCTGCTGCCTAGACTTGCAAAGTTATACCCAGACTTACTAGGTAAATTTAAAGACGGAATTTGGGTGGGGTTGTTTGCTCCGACAGAAGGCCAGGCTGAAACACTTTTCGGTCGTACTGTTACTCGACTTACCTCTGAGCGTGCACTTGAGATTCTTGGTGACCCAGAGATTGACGACAGCGCTGCTCGCGTCGGTGGTGTTACCCGACAAATTAAATTGAAGAAGTCTGGCTCTACCATCACAATGATGACCGCCAACCCTCGCGCTAAAATCGAGTCGAAGTCGTTCCACCTCATTGTTATCGATGAGTGTCAAGAGGCAGACGACTTTGTTGTGTCGAAGTCAATCTCTCCGATGCTTGCGTACTACGCAGGTACAATGGTAAAGACAGGAACTCCGACAACTTCTAAAAATAACTTTTATCGTTCTATTCAACTAAACAAGCGTAGACAGACCACCCGTAATGCAAGGCAGAACCATTTTCAATGGGACTGGAAAGACGTTGCGAAGATCCAAGCAAACTACGAAAAGTTCATACGTAAAGAGATGCTCCGTATCGGTGAGGACTCGGACGAGTTCCAGATGTCGTACAACTGCAAGTGGTTGTTAGAGCGCGGTATGTTCGTTACTTCCACCATCATGGATGAACTGGGGGACACCTCGGCTGAGTTGGTAAAGTCATGGCATAAAACTCCTGTGGTAGTAGGCATCGACCCTGCTCGTAAGACAGACTCCACCGTTGTTACCGTTGTATTTGTTGACTGGGAACGCCCCGATGAGTTTGGGTACTTCGAACATAGAATTCTTAACTGGTTAGAAATGCAGGGAGATGACTGGGAAGAGCAGTACTTTCAGATTGTTAACTTTTTGCAAAACTATGATGTTCTTGCAATCGGTGTAGACGGCAATGGTGTCGGAGACGCAGTAGCCCAGCGCCTTAAACTATTGATGCCCCGCTCTGAAGTTGTGGCGCTTACCTCTAGCCCCAGTGAACAGTCCAAGCGATGGAAGCACCTACAAGCATTGATTCAGCGCAAAATGGTCACATGGCCTGCCCATGCTAAAACCCGCAGACTTCGTACTTGGAAGCGCTTCTACCAACAAATGACTGACCTTGAGGTTACCTACAAAGGACCAAACTTTGCAGCGGCTGCTCCTGATGAGGCGTACTCTCATGATGACTTTGCGGACTCCTTGGCTATTGCATGTAGCCTGACGCAAGAACTTGTGATGCCCGAAGTAGTCATCTCTAGTAATCCTTTTTTCTAGTTAAACAACATTTTGCTTCTAAAAGGGTAGAAACTATGTACTAAGGAAAGGCCTTCCTCAATACATCCTTAAGGAGTAAGAATGACAATTTCACCAGCCCCACGTTTTCCAGAGCGTTCACCTCAGAACTATGAGATGAAGGGTGCAGGCAACGCAATGCGTCGCGGACCACTTCGTTTCGAAGAGGGTATCGCTACAGATACAGACGTTCCAAATGACTTTGAAACAGGTATGGCTTCTGGTCAAGCAACAATGCCAGGACGTCCAAACCGCAACGCCCCAGTTTGGCAGAAGACTGCTGCAGAGACTCTCTCAGAGCGTGCACACGTTGGATCAGCCTCATGGGTCGAAGCACCTACATTCCTCGGTGAGTTCGCTCACGGAACAATGAACGACTACTCAGCAGGAATTATCGAGACTGCAGTTCGTTCAGGCGGAATGACAGCACGTCAATCTGCAACAGTCGTTAACGACTAATTAAGCCTGACATCGATACGCCCCTACATTAGTGTGGGGGCTATCGAGTTATCTACGGAGGATAAATGCAAAAGCCTGCTAACCCTAAACTGTACGAGATGATCATCGCACAGGCTAAGGCAAAGTACGCGACGTATCCTTCACCAGGAGCAAGTCACTGGGTGCACAGTCGTTACATAGAACTTGGTGGACAGTTTGTTGAGACGCATGAAGAAGACCGTCGTCAAAAGATTGCACAGAAGAAGTACGAGAGTGCAAAACGTAAACATCTTTCTAAAAAAGAAGATGTAAAAAAGGGCGAGAAGAAAAAGGGTAAGAAGTGACTTTTGGTATGCTAGTGGGTGTAAAGACCTGTGCCAGGTGTTCCATTGAAAAACCTACTACTGAGTTTCATAAAAACAAGGCTAGACCTGATGGCGTAGAGACGTACTGCAAAGAGTGCAACAACCAACGTTTGCGTGAATCGTATGCCAAAGACCCTCAAAGTAAAATTACAAAAACTCGTCAATACCATCTTGATAACCCTAGGTGGAGCAAAGACACCCAGAGAAAATGGCACCAAGATAACAAAGAGCGTAGATACCAAAAGGTTAAAAATAGACTGGATACAGATCCTGAGTTTCTTAAATACCGTCGTGATTTAGTGGCTAGAAAAGAGCGTGAACGTCGTGCTCAAAAAGCCAATACCGAGGTTACTAAAGTTACCAAAAATCACTATAACAACATTCTTTTAGAGTTTAACAACCAGTGCTGGATATGCGAAGTAAAGTTAACTCAAGTGGTTTGGGATCATGTACAACCTCTTGCAAAGGGCGGATCGCATTCAGTCGATAACCTTCGACCAGCCTGTAACCCCTGCAACGTGCGGAAAAATGCTACATGGCCTTTTACTGACGAAATGAAAGAAGCAATCGCCAATGAGGTTCGTAGCCTCACTGATTTGAAGGAGGTGATGCCATGAGTTACCTAGATTTTTCTCCGCCCTCTTATAGAGCGGCGTCTTCTGATTTAACAATTTCAATCTCACCTTTGGGATTGGTTGAATTAGCAGACGAGGAATTCGAATAGTGAAGTTCACGGGCCTCGGCTAAACCGTTACTCACTAAACTTTGCAATGTACCTCGGACATGCCTGGGGTTATCGCCGCGAAACTGGCGAATCACAAATGACGTTCAACTATTACCGTGCTTTTACAGATTATCTTGCACGATTTACTTTTGCCAAAGGCATTTCATTTAGATCTCCCAAAGCCACAGCCGCTATTGTTCCTGCACGCCTTGAGCGAGTATGGGAAGTAGACAACGACAAGATGCGTGTTCTTCTTGAGATGGCTCAACAAGGTGGAGTTACAGGAGACTGCTTTGTTAAAGTAGCCTACGAAGAACCATGGATGGATGCCGCAGGTCATGCACATGCTGGGCGTGTACGCGTTCTTCCTATGAACTCTGCCTTCGCATTCCCTGAGTTTCACCCTCACGATAGAACACGTCTTCTTCGTTTTAAGCAGAAGTACCGTTTCTGGGGAACATCACTCGAGGGCACTCGACAAGTATTCACATATACTGAAATTCTTACTGATGACATGATCGAGGAGTACATCAACGATGAGTTGATCGATTCTCGACCTAATCCCATCGGAATTATCCCTGTGGTTCATATTCCTAACATGCCTGTAACAGGCTCTCCTTGGGGACTTTCTGACTGCCAGGACATTATTACCATTAACCGTACCTACAATGAGATCTCAACAGATATTGCAGACATCATTAACTACCATGCTGCCCCTGTTACCGTGATTATTGGTGCTAAGGCTTCTAACCTTGAAAAGGGTGCAAGCAAAGTATGGGGCGGTCTTCCCAAAGATGCTCAGGTATTCAACCTTGCAGGTGGAGCAGAGGGGATCGACGGTGCTCTTAAGTACCTAGAACTTCTCAAGCGCTCTATGCACGAAATGATGAACGTACCAGAAAGCGCACTGGGACAGGTACAACCTATTTCTAACACCTCTGGTGTGGCTCTTTCTATCCAGTATCAGCCACTCATGAACCGTTATGAGCAGAAGAAAGTTCAGTACGGAAAAGGTATCGAGCGTATTAACGAACTCATCCTTCGCACCCTCGCTCTTAAAGAGCCTGAAACGTTCTTGTACAACCCAGAAACTGATGGTCCTATCAAGCCAGATCAGTACCCACAACTTGATCCTAATGATCCTATTACTTATCAGAACTACGTTCAATTCCCTCCTCCACTTCCTCTCGACAAACTCGTTATCTTGAATGAAATTCAGGCAAAGATGGCGGCTGGACTTGAGTCTAAAGAGGGCGCTTTGCGTGCTCTAGGTGAGGAGTTCCCTGAGTCCAAGTTGCAAGAGATCCGTGATGAGATCCTCAACGATGCTAAGGCAGATGGCGCTCTACAACTTCTTAAGATCCAAATCCAAAAAGAGATTATGGATATGACAGGAATGATGCCTGGTCCAGACGGCAATTCTGCCATCCCAATGCAGCCAACTGAACTTGGTGACGGCGACATTATGGGAGACGGAATTTTGGGGCCTGAAACCCCTGACAGTGTCAAGGATCCACAGCAACAGACGAACCAAGAAATGGTTCAACAAGATGAAGCGATGATCCGAAACCAACTCGTCACTGATGCGTATGGAACCAAAGAACCACAGCGCAGCAACGTTGACAGAGATGAATAAAATTCTGATTAAAAAATCAGAGTATAGAGAGATTTTTGCAGAAATATGCACTGCAATAGTCTCGTAAGAAATCAAGGGCTACGCCGCAAGGCATTCGGACAACGAGACAAGAAACATAGGTGACCCACAATGGACACAGATACTAACGGACTAGATCCTGCCATCGCAGAGATCTTAGAAGTACCCAACGCAGCAACACAGGTTGAGTCAAACATGTCAGCGTTTACCGCAGATGATATGGCTCGTGCCCGTGAGCAAGAAAAATCAAAACTATATGTGCAGATGGAGAAACTCAAGAGTGAAGTTGACTCTTTGAGAAAAGAGCGTGAAGACGAGGCTGCTCGTAAGGCTGCTTTTGAAGCAGAAAAAGAAGCAGAGCGTCTTGCAAAGGTAAAGGCTAAAGAAGAAGAAGAACTTTCAGCCAAAGAACTCCTCGCTAAGAAGGAGCAAGAATTTCAGTTAGCACTTGAGACTGAACGTCTTGAAAGAGAACGCGCTTTTGCAATGCTCGACAAAGAACGCGAGTTCCAAGATCTCCAACGTTATCGTCAAGAAAGAATTGAACAAGAACGTGACACAATCGTTCCTCAGTTAATCGACTTGGTGAACGGCAACACCCCCGATGAAATTGAACATAGCATCGCTCTTCTCAAAGAGAAGTCAGCAGGCATCATGCAAGATGTTGTGCAGACTGTTCAAGCAAGTAAACAGCAAATGGTAGGTGCTCGTGTAACGGCGCCTGCATCAGGACCTCTCGATAATGATTCGGAACAACGTTCGTACACCCCCGATGCAATTCGGGATATGCCAATGTCGGACTACATGAAACAACG